CTGAAATGGGGCAGTGGCGTAACCCCATGAACATTATGCCGAAGCATCCGCAGGTTGTGTAGCCCAAGGCAAAGGTTGTTGCACGATTGGTGGGTTGATTTGGTTGTCAATCTGCCCTTGAACTGCCGCCTCAGTTGCCGTCTTGTCCACGCCGTTTGCCCAGCACCAACCCAAGACTTGTTCTTGAGTCAAGTCAGCGTAGGGGGTGAACGTGCCTTCAGGCATTGGGAATGTTGCTGAACTGTACGAAGCACCGCTGTAAACGCCCTGCACACCATCACAGCGCCAGCCAGCATTGACCACAACGTCAGTGTATAAACTTTCGGTGGGCTTGCAGTTCATCCACTCAATAGACCAAGTAAGTGTCGCGCTCATGCTCAGACTCCGGGCGTTGGTGGATTGGGGTCATACGGCTGGGGTGACGGTTGGCTCCAAGCGTATGTGGCGATGTTGAGGTAATAAGCCTCATCCAACACCGTGGATGCTGTTGGGTCGTTAGGCGTGAGGACGCAACGCCAGTAAGTTGACGAGATGACAACGCCATCCTTCAGGACATCGGTGGTCTTGCGAACGCCAATGCAACCGTTGGGCTGGATGTTGAACTCGCTGATGTAAGTAACTTCTGTAAAAACTGACATGATGATTTCCTTTCAATTTGGTTTTGGTTAAGCAACTTGATAAGTGCCAGCAAAATAAAAATAATTTGTTGAGCCTGTAAACATTGTGTCGTTTACAGACGCCGTTTGAGTTCCGGAGGTTGGCATATATTGAGGAGTGAAATTTGAACCGCTAGACTCAATGTATGTCAGGAAATAATTAGATGGCATGGAAGAAGTATAAAACTGAAAGTAAAAAGTCAAGCCGCTCTGACGAATTGCCGCAGATGTAAAAGGAAGGCCAGACACATTAAAATCTCCTGTACCTGATTTTGTAAAATACACTTCTGCGGTGACATACACAATGTTGCCAATTTTTGTGTAATTGGCTTTTGTACTACCCGATAGGCTTTGGGTTGTTGTGCCAAGTTTTAAGACTGGCGTGAACGTACCCTCTTCATAATCATCCAACGTGTTGGCGTTAGATGATGCTGATTGAGTTGCGGGGAAGGTGATACCCACACCTGATGATGTAGGTGAAGTGCCACCAACACCAATGGACTTTGTAACATAAAAACCATTTCCAGCGGTATCAAACGTAAGAATTGGGTTGAAGTTTGTGTTTGCGGTGTTTGGCTGAATAAACCCAACACCGTTTCTGAACATCACCTCACCGCCAGTGCCAGAGAACGAGCCGCCAGTGTTTGCAACTGGGTCTACGTTAAAACATGGTGTTATGTTTCCTGATGTTGCCCCGATAATTAAAGCGCCATACGAAGACTGCGAGTAGCCAAAAGCAGAAGCCCTCAAAGCCTTTATTGTAGTGAAACCTGTGGTTTCGGCTTTCATGTACAACTGCTGGCTTGTATCTATCGAAAGAGTTTCGTAAATTGAAGCCGTTGCATATCCAAGACTTTGATATATACCAAAATTGCCTGATTGGTCAAAGTTAAATCTGCCTGTTGGGTAGGTTGTGTTGTAGAAATTAATTTGTCCACCAGCGTTACTGCCAGTGAGCCTTAACTTTGCATAAGTATTTCCACCATCAACTGTTGTAATACTTACTTGGTCTACGGGGCTTGATGTGCCAAAACCTGCGTAACCAGTCAATGAATTTACATAGAAGCGAGAGCCTCCAGTATTTGTGTAGTTTAAATTGCCAGATACGCCAGTGCTGTCGTTGGTAACTGTAAATCTATGCCCAGCAGTAACCCCTCCAACCTCTAAAAGAGTTGCAGAGGCTGAACTTGAAACCGCCGCTAAAAGACCGCTACCTGCGTATCCGTAACTTTGGGCGTTAGTAGAACCCGCAACAACTTGGGTTGCAAGAAGTCTTAGCGTATTGCCATCACTGTTTGTGGCTTGACGGATTTCCGTATTGCCAGACAAACCAATGCTACCTGCCACTTGGAGTTTGCCGTTTGCCAAAGCTGTGGATAAATTGACCAGCAAGTTGCCCGACGTATCAAAGCGACCACGATAAGTATTTGCTGAAGAAAATATCAAAGAACTGCCCGGACGTGAATTTAAACCAAAGTCACTAGCAGAGCCGCCAGAATATAAATTTGCGCCAGAGCCAATATCACCAATTGCCGTAGAGGTGTTTACAAAGCTCATGTACACGCCGTTGGCGGCAGATGATCTAAATTCAGCAACTTGAGCAGTGGCTCCAGCATTGACAACGACTGTTGAGCCATCAAAAGTAAATGCAGACCCGCTTGTAACTACCTTACTTCCGTTTAAATACAAGACGCCAGAGGCAGTGCCACCAGACAAAATTGGATTTGCAACAAACGAAATAACGCCTGTGCTGTTGGCAATTGATGCGGCAGAAGTTCCGTCAAGCGCCTTAATGTTTGTCACCTCTACGTTTGTTGCATCAAGCAACGGAGTAAAAAGTGAAGTGCCAAAGTAACCAGTGCGAGGGCGTGTTGCACCAGACGCGCCAATGTCGTAGGTGTTATCGGTAAAAATTAAATTGCTGGTGATCGTTGCATTGACTGTTAGGGTATCAGCGGAGGCATCGCCAAGAATGGTATTACCTGTTACGGTCAGGTTGGTAAATGTTCCGGGGCCACCGCTGGTGCTCACTTTTACAAAATCAGTGCCATTCCATGCCACTGTTGCAGACTCACCCTTAACAATGGTTACACCAGTGGTCGGGCCAACGCCGCGAATCACGATGGACTGAGTGCCGCCAGAGGCGTTAATTACCGTGTAAATCTTGGACTGCGCGGGGGCAGTGATGTTGCGGGTTGTGGTGCCCGAAGCTGGGTTCCACAAAATGATCGCTTGTCGGGCTTGGTTTGACGCACCCGTGGTGGTCGTCAGCGTGATGTCTGCATCGGTTGTGATGCTGGTTGTACCTGCAACGGCGGTGTCCAGCAATGAAGTGATGGCGTTGTTTACCGTGTCACCCCAAGTACCAGACAGTTCACCCGTGACCGGGAGGGCCAGACCAAGTAGGGAGGTATATGCTGTCGTCATGTGTTTTCCTTATTAGACTGTCTGGACTGGAGTCCAACTTTGGGTTTGCGCATCATTGATATTTTGCCAGTTTGCGTCTTGGTTGTCATCAATTGGTTCCCAAAGGAACCGAGCGGTAAGAGCGTCTGCAATCGTGGCATTTTCTGTTAAGGATGCGTAGAAGATAGCACCAAAAACTGCGGCTACCTCAGACGCCGTAGCAGACTCAGAAACCGAGGTTTCGAGGGTGTGGGCAACAGACACTGTGTCGGTACCCGTGGCGGTTTCAGCCACACTCACGGGCATTACATGTTGGGCACTGTTGGTTTCGGAAGCGGTTGCCGTCTCGTTGGCATTTGCAAAATAAGCAAAGCTGGCACCAAGTGCGTCTAATCCCGTAGCAGTTTCGGATACCGAGGAAGCAAAAACCTGCTGTGCGGCAGTTGACTCAGACCCCGTAGCAGTTTCAGATACCGCCGTAGCAAACACTTGTTGTGCTGAGTTGGCATCAGACATCGTAGCCGTCTCACTCATGGACACGTTCAGTGTGCTTGCCCCCACCGATAAGGCATCTCCTATTGCGGCGGCTTCTTCAACACCTACAAAGTAGTTGTGGAACGGCGCTACGAAATCTATGCCCTCGGCAATCTCGTTAACCGCGCCACTCAATGTGCTTCCAGCGACTACTTCCGATTCTGAGGCCGTGGCTGTCTCTGCGGCATCGCGGTAGTACACCGACATGCCCCATCCAGCTTCACCCCAAGTCCCAGAACCCCAGCCGCCTTCAGCCATATCAGGCTCCGGTTAATTGGTCTTCGTCGAACCAGCGTTGATGCGCCACGTTGTCAGCATCTTTCCACTCCACCAGATATTGAACGACACCGTTCTCATCCATGCGCAGGGCGATCACTGGGCCTTGTGGCACAACAGCGGAGAGCTTTACAACTTCACCTTTTTTAAAAGCAGTAGCCATGTGTGTCTCCTTATGCGGCGTCGAGGCTGAACGTGTAGGTTACGTTCAATGTATCACCAGAGGCAACCACACGGTCACCGGGGGCGGCAAAGTCAGAAGCAGAGAACAGGGTACCTGTTGTGCCACTCTTGGTGTTATTGCTGGTTAAGAACGCGCCACCAACAGTGGCAGTTGCGTTGATGGTAAACGCCGCAGGGGAAGCAGAGTTAGTAATCACCGATGGATCAGCAGTGGAAGCTGTACCAAACGTGCATGCGGGGCGTGTAGCGTTGCTGTATGGGACAATTTCAGTCCAGCCAGCGTGTGAAGACATAGTGTCAGATGCGGCAGGGTTGTTACTTGCGGCGGCACCATACAGGCCAATGTACCAAGTGGCAGTGTAAGAACTACCAGAGAAGTACTTGGCGTTCATGTCTTGCAAACCTACGTTCACCACGAGGTTGTGCAGTGCTTCAGACCACTTGAGGTTACCCTCAGAGTCGCGGCACTCGATTGAAAATACACCGCCAGCTTGGGCGTGACCATCGGCGCTTGCGGCGCGGGTCAGCATTGCACTAATGGTGTCTTGAGAGGATGCTTTGACGTTCAACATAGTTGACTCCTTAATTAAAGCGCAACAGCGCAGATGTGGATGTGTTCTCAGGCATTTGCACTGTGAACGAGGTTTGGCAAGTTTTATCTGCCCCAAAGTCCAACACAGCAACAGACTTGTTGGCCTTGCTTGCGTTGTAAATTAAAGCACCTCGGCACGTGAACGCCGCCGGATTCCAAACGGAATTGGCGAAGTCCACGTACACGACACCGTTGGCAGACGTACTTATCGTCACGCCTGTGAGGATGTTTCCACCTGCTGTGTAGCCCGTACCAACAACTTCATACGAAGTGTAGTACACGGTAGTGCTAGGGCCAAGCGTAGCAAGACCTGTGTACAGTGCCAGCTTGAGCGTGTCCGTTGCAATGTTCTGCTCTGCTTGCAAAATCTGTTGCTTGAAGCTGGTGGTAAGCGTTTGTTGAAAGGACATCAGACCACCTGTACACGAACTTGACCGTCACGATACATATCCTGACGTTGCTTGCCATCGCCCAACTGTTTCAACTGAACCATCGAACGGTCGTACATGCCCTGATACAGTGCAACCATATCGGCCTCACCCTTCATGTAACGAATTGCTTCAATCAACGTGCCGTTGAGAAGAGCGGAGTCGAAATTATCGCCAAGCCAAGTTGTATTAGCGGTGACGATAGACTCGGGATAATAGTAGTAGTGAAGCTCGGTGCCGTACTGCACATCCGGTGTGGGGCCAAGGATGAACGTAAGTTCATTAGGCAGTGCAGAGTTGGGGCCAAAGATGGCGTAGTGCGCGGGTTGCCCCGTGTCAGTGGCCTTGGGATACGCTTCACGAATAAAGTTCACATCCTTGTTGAGCAAGTAGGTGTACTCGTTGGCGTTTGCGCCTGTCAATGGGTAGATTGCAATGGAGTACACCGACAAGAAGTCGTTAGGAGCAGACAAGTACTTGTTGTTAGCAGTCGTCAATCCAGTCACGTTCTTGCGCAAGTTTGCAATCTGAACAGTGTTGTAAATCTTCTGTTCTGCTTGCTTGATGAACATGTCCATGTCAACTGTGGGAAACGTGTTCTCACAGATGTCAGACACAAACGTAACGAGTTCGGTGTACGTCATATTAACCTCACGCCATTGGGCCTCGGGCCATCAAACCTTTGGTAGCCGCGCCTGTTCCGCGAATCTTGATACCGCTGGTCTTGGTTGGCTTCTCGCCACCAGACTTGCTGTAACTGCCCACGCCCATATCCACGGTGTCGAGCTTGCTGTGGTTGGGGCCGCTACCGGGATTGGTAGATGCCTTCACAACTTTGCCATCCATCGTGTGCGGTGTGGCATAGACTTTGGCATCGCCAACTTCTTTGCCCATCAACTTTTTGCTGAACTTAGCCATGATTAGCCTCCAGACTGGTTCTTGGCGCGTGCGAGGTTGCGACCAAATTTTTTGGCGTTTGCCGAAGTGACGCCGCCCTTGGCAAACTTAGTCATCGGCTTGCCGGGATGCAGTTTTTTCTCGTGCTTGTGCACAGCACCTGCAATCATCTTCTTGTCTTGTTTCAAGTCTTTCTTGTCCATGTCTAGCTCCTATGTCGTGACAATTGTTACTGTACCAACTTCTGACACCGATACCAAGTAGTTTGGTGTCAGTCCATCATCATTTAACCGCGAACCACCAACAGGGTTCCATCCCCACTGGAATACACGGCTACCTTCACCCGGTACCCCATTACCATCTTGATCGGTAGTGGAGTCAGGAAGCAATTGCAGTCCGGTATACCCCGACTGCGTATAACTCAAATCGGGACGTGGTTCGCGCAACGCTTGCGGATCGTCCACTGGGTACATACCCAACTGCAACTGCGGTTGATCAGGTTCCCAACACTCGGGGCACACCTTGATCGTGACCTGCTTGGTCTTGATGATCAGCTTGGTCAGGTCTTTGAGCTTAAAACGAAAGCCAC